CGAGGGGTAGGAGGCCCCGGGATCATGACAAACATTTTTGAAGTAGAGGTAGAAAATAGCCAAGATGACCTTGAAGTAATCAAGGGTTTCATGCTCACATGCGGGCAAACCATTGCCCCCGAAGTCACCGAAGCATGGTGGCGTGGGCTCCGCGGTGTCGACCGCTGGGAAGGCAGTGTTTTTGCTACCCAGGGCAAACTGTCCCTGTCAGTGAATGTGCTATACGACTTCCCGTGGGGTTCCACCGATGCTAACAATCACCCGGTTGTGATCGAAGCCACACTACGGGAGGAAAACCCCAGCGAGATTGTTGTGCTAGGATCAATTCTGCTGAATGACCAGCGCGACATGGATACGATCGAATGGTTGTTCGATGGTTTGGACTGGAGCCCCCAATCACAAATCAAGTTCATTCGCAAGTCCGCACGCAACGCACGTATCGAATACGTGTGCGAAACCCTCAATCTTTGGCAGATGGAAGCCCGCTGGGAAAACCAAACCCTAGGGGAAAAAGCCCGCGCACACTACCGCCGCGCATACCTGGCCAAAAAAGGGGAGCTCACGGAGCTGTTGGAAAATGATGTGATGTAAAACACGGCGTGGGGGTTTGACGCCGGGGCAAGCCACACTGTATAATAGGGGCATAGGGTAAAACAGAAAGACCAACCAAAAGGGTTGGTGCCCTAAGGTTCAAGGAGGACCACCATGCAAGCACAGTACCAAAATCGGGCACCCGCCACCATCGAGGGCCTGATCCGTAAGGTTTTTGAGGGCGAAGACTTCTACAGCTTCGCACCCGTGTACGGCGATGATAGTGGCAATTTGGTTTACGGCTACGGCACATTTGAGAAGCGGGTTAATGGAAGCCTTCAAGCAACCGTGGATTTTGAGACTGGTGTCGGGTTCTTCGATACCCTCGATGAGCTGTCAGGTCGGTTCACGGTTGAGATTGAAGGCCCACGCTGGGGCGAGTATGTCCGCTATGAGTGGCTTGTGTCCACCAAGCCGGGCGATGAGGAAATGCGAGATTTGATTCGCCTGTTCCCCAAAGCTGAGGAATGCGTGAAAATCGCCGCTGCGCAAGTGTTCAGCACGATTGTGGAGTACCCAGAAGACTACACCGATGCCGCTATTGAGCATGCGAAAATGATGCTGGAAGCCCTCGACCCTGACGGCACACTCGACTACTAAAAAATGATTTTCGGAACGGGGGTGGCCACTGGTTGCCCCCGAACCGGAAAAGTGAGGATAATATTATGGCTACAATCCCAGAAATTGAGCGGCGCCTAGCCGATTATGTGATCCGTGACCCACGGCAGTTCATGCCTTCGGATTATGATTTGCGTGGTGTTGCAGAAATGATTGCTGGTACAAGCCTTGAAGGTGGTGGCCGCCATGATCTGGCTTGGGTGAAAGCGGTGAAACCCCTGCTCCGGTCACGTTTTGCCAAGATCAACGTGTTTGATTTGGATTGGGAGCCCGTTCAGCACGGCGATGATATCATGCTAGTTGCGGTTTTCCACAGCCTGTGGGGCGACCAGGATATTGTGGTTGACCGGTGGGGCGATATCCACACCCGTATCGGTAAAGATTTTCGGCCCAGTCGCCTGATGTGGTCTGAGGAGTTCCATTCCCATGGTGACCATTTTGATGAGATTTTGGTCACATCGTGGCGCACCATGGTTGATCGTTTGCGTGACCGGCTGGAAGAATACATTAAGAATAATATTGATGAGGGCGAATAAAATGCCGAATATTGAAGAGTGGTTCCCGCTACCGGAAAAATGGTTTGATGATCCTGATGATTTGGTGGAGGAACAAATCCGCCCTATTATTGGTGATGATGTGAAGTACATTTCCAAAAATGCTTTGAACACGCATTTGGGGGCCAAGGAGGTTGTTGGTGATGGTGTTTATGCAGGCCTGAAGGAGGGCGTGCGTGTCGATCATCGTAAGTTTTTACAGATGCTTGACGCTTGCGATATCCGTAATCTGCGCTTGCCTATCAATGATGATGTTGATATCCATGAATATAATCGAACATTTTATGTGAATAATGAAAATGTTTATGATGCGCTGGCGACTGGTTACTACGAGTTGGAATGGTCCGACGGGTCGACGGTGTGGGTGGATATGAGCTATGACACAGGAACTGGCGAAGCGCGGTTCTTTCTCTTTGGTGACCAGTTTGCGCCGGGTGATAGCCGGGTGCATGATGTGCGGTTGGATACCGCCCGCCATGGCAGTCATGTGGTTTTGTTGGATAAGATTTTCCCAGGCTGGCGTGAACGTTTGTTCGAGCCGTTCGTGAAAGGGTGGGAGAAGCAAATCGCCGATTGGCGTGCTGAAGACGAAGCCGAGGAAGAGAAAGAAGAAGTTTAACGGTTAGCCCCCTATTATGGGGGTGGGGTTTGGGGCCAGGGCAGGCAACACTATTGGGGTTAACATTTTCAGAAAGGAAGAATCGTGGCAATGATGTGTGGTGAAAATGATTAACTTTTTCAGGAAGGCAAACAGCAACCTTCGGCACTCGGACCTAGGGGCCTATGTGAACACTTTCATATTCGCAGTAGAAGGCCACCTTGAAAAGAGAGACTACAATGATGTGATCCGCAATTTAATGACACGGCGAGATTGGGAAGGGGATACTATGCGCAACCAGAAGTTTACACATGATTTCGCCTGTGAGGCATTGGCCCCGCTGCTGGCTGTAGCGGTTGAGCAAAATTCACTCTTTGATGCGTGTAGGCCAAAACCCCCAGAATATAGTACGATCCGCGGAATGTATTCCTGGATTTTTGAAACCGTGCAAAAGTATTGCAAAAAGTATGGGCTTGATTACGAAAAACTGCTTGCCGAAGTCAGGAGGCAAACCCCGCTAGGTGATGACGGTTTCATCTCCCCCGGCTACCATATCAGCACCTGTAGGTATAATAGTGCTCTGTCTGGCGGGTTTTTCTTAGACTGCCCTAAAATTGATTTTAGGGACTGCAAGGATTCAGGGGTACGGCATGTTAGTCTCTAAGATTGTTGCACTGGTTTGCGGAATGATCGTTACCGCTGCGATGATTTGCGTGATAGCCGAAGGTGAATAATGCAAACCCACGATAAGATTGTTTGGTACGATAAAGTTTTACGACACCACGCCACCCGCATGCTTTCCGGTTTCTATAGCCGTGATGGTTGGGCACACGTGGCGAGGGTGCACGGTGTGGACAATGAGCTACTGAAACTCTTAACAAAACCTAAGCGCATGACGGTTGAAGAGAATAAAATGATCCTCGATAGCATGGTGTACGCCGCAAGGGAGCTTGAAAGGTTTCACATGTTGCACATGTCGGACGGCTACAGTCTGCGGTGGTACGCCAAGCAGTTCAGTGTTTACGGAAAACCCTACAAAGACGGCTTAGGGAGGGATTGTGAAGTATTCGTCATTAAGTCACGAAAGCCGGGCGGGCTGGTTAAAGCTAAGAAAATCGTACTTGACCGCCAGTGAAATAGGCAAGCTCGGCCCCAAAGCCGTCAAGGCCATGGTGAACCTTGGTGAGGAAAAATGGGGCGACACACCCCCCTTCCGGGGGAACGAATACACGGAATGGGGCAACATTCGTGAACCGGTTATCGTTGGGAAACTTTTGGAAGCGTGGATTCCGGTTGAACATAACACAAACCTTTTAGTATCCACAACCCACCCGCTGTTTGCCGCCACCCCCGACGGCCTAATCCCCGACAAAAATGCTACGGTGCAGATTAAAACCGCCGGCACGAAGCGTTTCTTTGGCGATGTGGGACACATGCCGAAAAACTATATGCGTCAGTGCCAATGGGAAATGCTTATCACCGATGCGGAAAAGTGTTTGTTCGTGGTGGAAGAAAGGCTGGAGTCGTTCGATGGTTTCTACCCCGGTAGGATCACCACCATGACCGTGCCCCGCGATGATAAGCTTATCGACAGCCTGGTGAAAACGGGCATGCGGTTTGTGAATCTGGTTTTGGACGGCACCATCAGCCATCCCCAGAGTGAGGCGTTTAGGAGGTTCAAGGCGGAAGCTGAGTTTTTCTATAAGTGAGGCATGAAAAATGGCCCCCGGTGTTAAAAGCCGGGGGTGTTTTTATATGCGCCAATAATGTCACTGTGATGTTATTGGTCGTCGTCTAGGGTGCTGTTGATCTGCCGAAGCTGTTTGACTTGTACGTTTATCAGCTCATCGTCAGGTATATGGTGCTCCCTATGTATACTCAGCAGCCTATCTATCACGCTTATAGCGCGCTCCAAAGCCCTATGCAAGCGTGACGCTATATCCTCGATAGCGTGGCGCCTGTCGCGTTCCTCATCAATGCGTTTCTCCAATATGTTCACTTGGTCTGATAGGCTGGTGATGCGTTGGTCCATGCGTTCGATTTCGCTTTTTCTAAGGTTCTGGTTATCGGTTTTTGCTTTCATCCATGCTGCTATTAGTGCGGTGACTGCGGTGGCTAGGGCTGCGCTTAACGCTGTTAGCTCGGCTATCATATGTTCTACCTTTCGGGTATTATGAAAAGCCCCAACCCATATAGGCTGGGGCAATTATCACTGCTCAAATACTACTTTTCCGGTGCCTCAATCGTGGCCGGGGCAATGGCACGATTATGGGACTTACCCGCCTCGGTGTCATCAATGATGTTGAACAGCTCATCACTGATTTTGTCCACCACACTATCAGTCACACCGTTAGGGGTACGAGACACACCCAACACTGTGAGAACACTAAGAATGATCGGAACAATCTGCTCCGTGTAAGCAGGCAGGTTAGTGTGGTGCGCAAACACGCCAGTCAGCACCACCGCCACAATCAGCAGGGCACTACCGAAAGCCGCGGTCACAGTGTTAGCCTTACGCTTGCTAAGAGACTGCTTAGCAGCAATGCTCCGCAAAGCCTCGTTGAGCACGTCCGCGGTTTGATTATTGAAAGCCATAAGCTTTCCCCTTTCTTACCGAATCCGGTTGACAATGTTTTGCAGAAGATCGTTCTGCTTTTCTGTGAGTTCGATAAGCTTATCCAGCTTATCCCCATTACGCTGGGCAGACTCCATGCCCATATAGGCGTGTGCGTTGGTGTTGATAATGAAGTCACGCAAAGTGCCTTCCCATTCACTACCAGGCACCCGCGATTTAAAGCGCGCGTCTAAAACACCCATAAGCTCCCCTTTCCCAAATGGTGGGTTGTCAATATATTTCTGAACATTTGCACGGAACTCGTCCATGTCCATCATGTGGCCTGGGACACCATCACCCGCGCCGGGGTCCCACTTGCCTTGCGCATAATATGAGTATTCCCAGTGTGCTATGCACCGGCTGGAATCCAAACCCAAATACCACAGCAATGCCGCTACAATCCTATGGTATGTGTCCAGCATATTATCCGGCCACGGTGAAACCCCGTCCGACTGGGGTTCAATACCGATCATATATGGGTTAGCGTTATCGGTCGGCAACCCTGGGTATGATCCCCTGCCCAAATGCCAGGCCACGCCAGCCCCACAAATCGTGGCGGTATAGGGGGGCGTGCGGCTTAAATGAATCTGAGAAGACAGACCATTTTCCAAGCCGGGGTTCCTAGCAATATATTCCGCGGAAGTATTATTAGCCCCCGTGTGGTGCACCGCCACACCCCAAATCTTCGTGAAGTCACCCATACCCCACTCCCGCCAACCATCAAGTTCTTGCACGTCAACGCCGAAAGCTCGCAACACTTCGGGCATGAACAAGGGGTCACCGTAGTGGTTAGGGTTTGGTTGTATCGGCATAATATCAGTGCTGGTGTCTTCCTCCGACTCTGGCATTTCTTCGGTCATGGGTTGCGTCAGTTGCGTGTGCGGGGTTCCCGTAGCATTCGTTTGCCCCCACTCGTGCCATAGGATTTCATTAACATCACACTGCACACCACCCACGGTCACGGTGCCGATTTTTTGAAACAGGACGACTTCGGGTGCCAACTCGCCGCCACTCCATGCCGCGGTCTGCCAAGCCAAGAAATGGCCTTCGCCACAGTCCGCGATCACACCGTCCTCAACAGCCCAAGATATTACACGCGAATGCCCATATATTCCGGTGCGTTGGGCACCCAGGATTTCATTCACCCCACGGAAGTATTCGGCACCAAAACTATTCCACTCGCTGAGAGAAATATTATAATCCACCGCGAAGAAGCAAGCAGCATCACCACGCCCCAGGCTTTGCAAATGCTGCAAAACCGCGGTAGCATCCGATACCCCACCAGCGTAGCCACGCTTGATGTCCGAGTCGTGTTCTTTCCCGTACTGATACACGAAAGCTATTGACAGGCCGTTACGGTAGAAGTCGTCAAGCTCCCCCTTACCAATCGGTTTGCCCCGCATCCACGCCTCCCGAGGCTGTGACACATACCGCACAGCACCCACATGGCCAGCGTTTTTAACATCGGCGGCGTTTGGCACGCCAGCCGAATAGTCAATGATTGTTGACAATCACATCACCCCTTAGTTAGTCGTCTGTTGCCTTGAAAAATAGGTAACACCTACCATTCTTGACATTCCGTGGGTCGCCAACCCACCCGGTAGCAAAACATTTCCAGAATTCGTCAGACCTGAGTGAAAGCCCCCTGTTAGTGTAAGTTTCCCCCGTGTCGGCGTCTTGCAGCACCACTATCATCCTGCCCCATGGGTGCTTTTTCTTAGCTTTGCAATCCACAGTGAGCGTGGGCTGGTCACCAATTTTGCCGTTGGGGTCGATAACCACCTCATATTTTGTATCCGTTGACCCCATATTGGGGTGCTTGAATTCAAAATCGTACACCAGGTCAACCCCAAATTTTGATTTCATGTACGCTTCCAGGGCGGTTAGGTTGGCCCCTGCGCGTTTCCGCTCATCGACGATGCGCAGCCACGTGTCGGATTGGTGTTTCAGCAGCTTTTCGTTGCGGTTAAGAATGTCCTTAGAAATTTTGATTTTCCGCACCACGCCGGTGGGGGTTGCTACGAACTCTACCCCGGACACTTTTGCCTCACGAAACATTCCAGGCCCCACCATTACATCAACCACATCACCAGGGATAACATCAGCGCCAGGGTTTGTGTTGCCAACCTCCAGGCCCTCAATATCCCGGGTGAAAGTAGTGGTCATCCCATTAGCTTTCTCCGCCCCATTAATCACCTGCGCAATATCCGTCACCCCCGCCGGAATATTAATACTAATATCCGACTTAAGAAAAGCCTGAATAAACAAGCCGTTACCCAAATCATTCTTAAGCGCATACACATAGACGGAACGTTTCCGCTGGTCCTCCGACAACGATACTCCATCGGGGTAGGTTACCGACCATGCCCCATACAGGCGTGTAGCCGTGGGGTAGGTGACAACAAACTCCATAGTATTAGGTGTAACAATTTTATTCACCTTAGGCATTTTTAGCTTCCTCCCCCTGTGCAACAAAAATGTATGGCACTGGGAAAACTGTTCCCACCTGTGTCCTGCCCCACACGCTAGCGTCCAGTGTTTCACACGGGTACGCTACCCTTAGAAACAGGTTAATGTTAGCAAACTCCAGGATGTCTTTGATAGTGTTAGCCATTGCATCCTCCGCCAGGGTGATGGTGATCTCGGGTGAGTCCAACCCGGTTTCCACCCTACGGCAAAGGAATGGTGGCCCGGTGTACCCCTCGGTCCGGTAGATGAGGGAAGCGTTTTCCTGGATTAGTTTAGAGATAATCTCATCGGCCTTACCTATCACGGTGAACCCATCCACCTGGTTGCCCGCCCTGAAAAGTTTCAGAGTGTATTCGCGGGGCGACTTCAGTGTGTGAATGTTGTCTTTAATCTTTTCATTCTTCGTCTCTAACCAGGCTTTACGGTCCGAAACGGCGGGCATTTCACCCAACACGTCCAAGTATTCCAGGGCCTCGATCGTGACCGAATCGAACCTGTTGTTTCGGGTGGTGAACTTCGCCATTTTGATCTTGCCGAACCAGCGCACATCCCCCGCATCAATAAGCAGCATCTTTAAATCATCGTGCATTAGCGCACCCAAAATTTGGATATCATGCTCGCTACCCGGCGGGGGTGCGAATACTCCGGCTAGCGAATACTCCACATCCAACCCGACACGCACGCTAGCGGTACCGGGCTGGTTGTGCTGAAAATTATAGGAAAGATCACTATAATTATCCAGCTCGATCATGGGTTGCCCGCTGCCGTTGCATAGGCAAACATACACGCCGCGTTGCTTAATCACGTTGGCGCGCAGGTCAAACCATTTTTTCCACGCATCCGTGGTGTTCATCGTGTCAAGTATGCCCGGCATTTTCTTAGCTTTCGTCCCCGCCCCATGGTACTAGGTGGCGTTCCTCATAATCAATCCTATAATCGAAATTGCTTGTGAAACGCACCACATCACCGGCAGGGGACTGCAAATGTGCATAATCCTGTGGTTTCAGCTGGTCAGTGATGGACTTAAGCACCTTACTATTGTTGACGCGACGGACTACGGGGGCCTCGCCAAGATCAAAATTGATGTAAGCAAGCCCCTCAAAGTCGCCCGCTTCTAAGTTTAGGTTAAGAAAATCCAGGCCGGTGCCCCGCCACACCCCCTTAAAGCTGGTGGTCTCATTCCGTTTAAACCTGAGAGTCACCTTAAAACCGGAAGGAATGTTTGACTTGCGCTGCAAACTTGCCACCTGCACCCCATTTTGCAATTCGGGGTAGACGCTTTTGACCTGGAACCAAAAACCGTCATCGCAGATCACAGGCACAATAACCTTGATGTTATCCTGGTCAAAATCTTGCGGGTCGGGGTTCGGCCACGCTAGTGAACGGGTGGTGCGCAAACGCGCGCTGTAGGTTGCGTTGTAGAACCTGTCCTGGCCTTGCCCGTAGGAGGTGAATGGCGCGTTATGCACGTTGAAAATGAAAGTCTTGCCTGGCTGCACCTCATTCTGTAATCTTAAGAAAGATTTATACAAACTTGCTTCCCCGGTTTTGGCGGGGCCGGGGGTGACCGATAGGGTGAACTCCCCTGTGAACGGCTTGATGCGGTGCCCTTTATACACCTGCCCCATACCATTCACGGGGTTTTGCACAGCGTCCTCAAACTCACCAACCATGCCCTGGACACTATCCTCAACCAGGCTGTAGTCACGGTATACCCAGTTGCTGTTATCTGGGTTGTTTTTCATGTGTTCAAGATCAGGCTTAATAAAACCTAAGGAACCAAGAGATGCCGATAGCATGCTACCTCCAAATGTTAGGGGTCAAAACTAAACCATTATAGCATGCTACAACAAAACGTGTTCAGCATCACAACAGCGTGATTTGACACGCTTACCGGATCGTGTATAATTAAGGTCATCAGGTTGAAGAAAAGCCCAACCAAAGAGAGTTGGGGCCTGAAGTCCAAGGAGGACACCATGAGCACACTGAAGATCTACCCCAATGGCATTTCCGGCCAAGAATGGGTTCACCCCCGAACCGGTGAAACCCGCACTTACCTCAATAACTGGCTGGAAGCGGTCGGAATCGGGGTATATTATTACGACACCGGGAATATTTGCTACACCGAACTTGACGGTAAAAAAGTGAGCAATAACACAGGCCGGGCGTTCAAGGCCATGAAAGCCTGGATTGATGCCGATGGTGAGGTGCATGTGAAAATCAACGACCGCGCCCGCTTCTATATCAAAGAAGCTACCCTGATCGAGCGGATTAAGGAGGCCCTGAAGGAAGATAAGTAAAAGCGTTCTCTCCCCTCTTCTCGCATCGTAAAAAGCACCCCCTAATATCAGGGGGTGTTTTTCTTTTGCCCAAACCGTAGCGGTATTGCCCACCAGGGCAAACGCTGTTTAAAGCATCTAGCGGGGCCATAGGCGGGGTCAACGCTTAGAATGAACAATCACATAGACCCCACCGCGATAGCCCCACACAAGGCGAATGAGAGAGTGGGGCAAATCACAATCAGTCCGCCTTGCGCAAAGACCGCTGGAAATCCCAAGCATTCGGCTTCTTCTCATCCTCAATCTCACGCACACGCAAATCCAAATCCGCCTGAGACTTACTGATCTGCTCCAGAAGTGCCTTCACCTCATCGGCACTATAAGCGGTCTTATCCGAAGGCAAATTCACAGTCACAGTAGCACGTTTATTGCCCACACGCTCCGACTCCGCAGCCGCATGCTCAGCCTCCGCGCCCGACTGACGAAGCGCCAAACGCAAATCCCGGATCGTGTCCTTATGCAAACGCAGCTCAGAATTGCGCTGCTGCTCCGTCACATCAGCCAGATGCTTCAATGCTTCCACGGTCTCTTTCGAGGTGGCTTCCTGAATTTGCTTGTTAATACTTGCAAGCTCAACAAGTTTACTCAGCTCAGTTTTGCGCAGCTCACCAGCGGTTTTATTGTACTCGCGCTCGTTCTGAATATTTTGCAAACGTGACGCATAGTCATTCTGCAAGGCTTCCTGACGCCGCTGGAACTCAAGGTTTAGGCGTTCCATGTCGGTTTTCATGTTTTCGGCAATCGTTCCGAAAGCTGAGTTAATAATCTCAGAACCGACTTTCGCCCCACCAGTGGCAGCATCAACCCCGTAGCCGTTCACACCTGCCACGGCACCACCAGCAGCAGCAGCCCCACCAAGCAGCGTGGCCAAACCTAAGGATAGTTTCTTACCAAGCGAAAGGCCCTTGAAAACCTTACCCGTTTCTTCCTTATTGGCTTTAAGCGCATGAAACCCTGTGAAAATATCGCCAATGCTCTTAATCGCAGTCAGGGCACCACCCACACCAGTAGCAATATTACCAGTGTAGAAGCCAAGACCCGCAGATACCAGGCCACCAAGCACACCCATCAGGCCACTGGCACCCTTCTGCAAACCCTGCAAACCCTTCTGCGCCCCAGACAAACCCGGGGTGTCAAGGCCATACAGTTTAGCCGCCTGCACCTGCAACTTCTGGGTGGACAGTTTCAGCAGCTCAGCAGCCTTAGCCTGATTCAAAGTAGCCTCAGCAGCGGCGAACGCAGCATCCTTCGCCTGCATCATAGCGGTGTGTTGCTGAAGAGCATTCTCAGCTTGTACACGGCGAAGCTCCCACTCCGCAGCCCGAACCTGATTCGTACGACGCTGCGCCTCACCAGCGACCGTACCCCACGCCCCAGTGCCCTTCTCAATGTACCGATCAATAGCGAAACCAAATTGATCGTACATCTGCTTGTTCGCCTCAAGCCGGGCCTTGTCCAATGCTTCAAGCGCTTTCGCCTGATTCAGCATCCCGTTTGCGCGGGTTTGCGCAAGGTTGAACTCCGCATTTCTCAGGGAGATAGCCGCCTGCGTTGCCGTAAACATCGCCTGCGTCAAATCATACTTGAGCTTGCGAACTTCCTTCCGCGTCTTCTGCACAGTGTCGTGGGCTTCCGAAACAACCCCCGCAACCAGGGCAAACGCCCCAATCATGGTGGTGAGTTCAGTCTGTGCCGCGGTGATAAGATCACGTACCGCTTGGATACGTGCCGCCATCACCGTGCGCTCCGCAACCTCAATCTGCTTCAGGGCATCCCCGTTTTGCTTACGAACCTTAGCAAGCTTATCCTCAGCCTTATTCAAAGCCTCAAGCTTTTTCTTCTGTTCCTCAGCATTCTTATTATCGGATTTATCAATCGAAGCCGCGGCGTCCTCACGTGCCCTAGCTAAACGCTTCTCCGCATCAGCAATCTTCTCAGCCTTATTCTTGGCCTTCGAGGATCGTGCACGGGCCAGCGCTGTTTCAGCATCCTGAATCTTCCTAGCCGAAGCGGTGGAAACTTTCGCCCCCTTCGCCTCGGCTTCCTGGTATTCCTTGCGGGCTTTCTCAACCTCTTCTAAGGCTTCCTTCTCCGCCTTCGTGTTATCCACAACTTGGCGCCGGGTCTCAGCCAAACCCTGCTCAGCATCCTGAACAATCTGCGCGGACCCCAGAAAATCGCCCTCATAGTCAGCACGGCGTTCCTCCCATTGTGAACCAATACGCTCCACGATGGGCTCCATTTTACTAACCAAACTATCAATCGAGTTAGCCAAATGGTCAAGCCCCAAGAACTCTTGGTGAGTCAACACGCGCTCCGGCTTACCCGAAAGGTTCACCGCCATACCACCAGACGGCAACCAACCGCCATTATCATACAAGCCAGTGCCCTTGACCAGGGATAACGCCCGATCCATTTTGGTTGCGTACCGTGTGGGGAAAGCAGACACCTGAACACCCTGCGCCACAGCACCCGGGGCCATGGATTCCCAACCCGGGAACTTCGATAGCATGGCCTTATAGAACAGGCCCGCGGATTTGTAGGGGTCCATGCGCTCAGCAAGGGTACCCCACCCGGCTTGGCGCTGCTGGAACAAACCAACCGAATCATGATCCGATCCGACAGCATCATGGCGGAACGCCAACGAACCCGGGACCTTAGCGTTTGCAAACATCCGCAGGGGGTCGCCGGACTCCACCAAAGCGGTGGCAACACCAATCATCGCACCCTTAGAAGAAAGTGAGAAGTCCTTAGCGCGCCGGGAAATTTCGTGAACGAAATAATCATGGCCCCAACCACTATGTTTCTTCCCCTCCTGGCCGTACGGCACGTCTTTATCAGGGTCAAGGGTGAGCGGGTCACCCAATTCTTTGGGTCCAGCAACCCCACTACCCGTGTACTCGTTGCCACTGCCAGTAAGCGCAGTGCCCTTCTTAGTTTCCTGTAAGCCATAAAACTTCGCCAAAGCCTTATGCAGCTCAGCAGCCGACCCCCAGCCGGGGGTACCCGAACCTGTGGAATCCCCGCTACGGGTAGTTGCGACACCCGAATCCAGGGTGAACCCACCACTATCGGGGCTATAGGTGATGCCATCAATCTTGCCTGGTAGGCCGTCGAAACGGTCTAGGGTTTCCTCGAACTTTTCAGCAGAATACTGTGGGCCGCCACCACGCAACTTGATAAACATTGCATCAGTGAACTGGGGCAGGTTAGCGCCGGCCATGCCCCCCAGTTGGCCATTACCCCGCTGGCCACCCATTTCAACAAACACACTACCGGAACCATAGTCGATTTTACCAACAGTGTGCCCACCCCACGGGCCGCCATTGAACCACCACATGGTGAACGTGTTAGCGCCACCAACACCCCTGTGGAAACCATGAGAAGCGCCCCAGTCGCCCTGATTCCCGGTAGCAAACTTCCGGGGGAATGGGTTTATGCCAGCAGCCAGGGCAGCGAAAGCGCTCATCGCGCCGGAGCAGTCGCCCCAGTTCGAACCACCCCACACATACGGTGCCCCCTCAAGCGGGCGGGAAGCCTGATAGCCCTTCACAGAATAGCCCTGGGCAAACCTTACCAGGTCACGGCCGGTAACACCACCCTCGGCAAACTTTTGGCCCCCATAAATATTCCCGGTGTAAGTAGGTTGCACAGGCATGCCAGTGGCCTTGTCCTGCAACCGCATGCCGAAAATATCAGCAACCCTACTCAGGATAGCGGTAGACCGTGCCCGCTTAGCAGGCGCCAACGGAATATACGCCTCACCACCGGTTTCCGGTTCAGCCCACACTCGCCACTCCCCGGGTGCTGCAATCGTCGCAGTGTGATTCTCACCACCCTTAGCAAAAGCTAAACCGCCACGAGCATACCCGACAATACCCCCATTAGCGTGACGCGACCCCTCAGTGTTGATACTAAACGCCGAAGATGCTACACTGGAAACCTTGTCCTGGATAGCGGAAACCTTCTCGTCCAGCCAGTTCATGACCTTAGCGAAGCCCTCACGCAGGCCATTAAGCAAACCGGTGAAAATATTAATACCCGCGTTGACCAGCCAAGCCCCGGCTTTAGCAAAGAAATTCTTAAGCTTGTCCGGGAACTCCGAAGCAAACTTCAAACCCTTGCTAATCATCTCCGCAAGATGGGTCAGAAACTGATTCTTCCAGCCAGTAACCGTGATAATAACCTTAGCAACACCCGCATGGAAGCCTTGAACAATGTCCCCCCACATGTTCTTAATCTTATTCACAGCCGCATCTTTGAACGCCCCAAGCTTGCCTTTCACGTTCTCCGCAAACTCGTTGAAACGATTCTTAATGTTTTCCCCGGCCTCGCCCCAAATGTCCTTAATGTGATCCCACATGCGGCCAAACGCTTTAGGCACATCCTCCCAATTACCGGTGACGATATCTACCAGGGCCACGAAGAAGCCGGAAAAAACTTCCTTCACAGTGTCAATGCTAGCACTGAAAATATCCTTAACATTTTCCCAGCCTTTGCTAATAGCATCCCCGATGATGTCCTTGAACACGCCGGCCCCGGTTTTGAGGTTTTCCCAACCCTCACTCAGCCACGTACCAACATTGCCAGCAAAGTCTTTCACAGGCCCCGCTAGTTCGTTAAAAGTGTTGGTCACCTTATCTTTCAGTGAGGACAAGCCTTCAGTTGCTGCCTGCCACTTCTCACTAAACCACTGCCCAATATTAGCCAAGCCTTCCTTGACGCCTTCCCAAGCATTCTTAAGAAAGTCTGTGAACTCACCCCAAAGGCGTTTACCAGTTTCGGTTTGGGTGAAAAAATACACTAGGCCAGCAACCACGGCAGCAATAGCCAAGCCCAATGCAATGAACGGGTTCATGGCCATCACGGCGTTCAACCCTGTGAAACTGCCAGTCAACCCCAGGTTAGCGGCTGTGGCTGCCAAGGTTCCGGCCCGCTGTGCGGCTAGCAGGGCAGGCATCGCCTGAAGTAAAACCATGAAATTCCTGATAGCACCAACAGCCCACACCCCGGCCTGAACCGCCTTCAGTGTGGTGTAGGCCCCGATCACGCCACCAATCATGGCTGCGATAGTGCCCACCAGTTCATTGTGTTGACGAATCCACTCAACAGTTTTAGAGAAAGCTTCAGCAACGCTACCAACAGACTTTCCCAATTGATCCATCCACACCTCAAGATGCGGTGCAATGACCTCATAGATGCGTAATTTAGCGTCTGACAAGGCGTTATCCCAGCGTTCCATGGCGCCGTTCAAACCGCCAAGTTTCGCCCCCGCCGTCTCCCCGGCGGTACCAACCGCATCCATTTTTCCACGCAAGTTATCAAACGCTTCAACGCCACTACTAGCCGCGGTGGTGGCGAATGACACGGCTTCACGCCCGAACGCTGTTGATGCTTCGGCAAGGAATGCGGATTCACCCATGCGTTCTTGCGCATCATGCAACTGGATTGTGATTTCTCTCAGCCCAACGAATTTGCCATCGGCGTCAAATGCTTGGATACCCATGTTTTCCAGGGCTTTTGCCGCTTGCTTAGAAGGCGATGTGAGAGACAACAAAGCGGAACGCATGGCAGTACCGGCCATGGTGCCCTTCACACCCTGGTTAGCGAACAGGCCAATGTATGTATTAGTGTCTTCTAAGGAAACACCCAGGGTTGCCGCTGTCGGTGCCGCCATTTTCAGGGCCTCACCCAGATCAGTCACAGTCGTGGCAGTGTTGTTTGCGGTGTTTGCAAGAACATCCGCCACCCGTGTAGCCTGATCCGCGGCCAAGTGGAAACTATTCAGGGCCGCAACCTGCAAATCAGCGGCGTCACCAGCACTAATCTGGGCAGCCCCAGCAAGCTGAATCGACCCCTTAGCCGCATCCATAGCCTGTGAAACATCCATGCCGCCCTTAGCCAGGGCAAGCATAGCGTCAGCAGCCGATGCTGCGGAAGTGCCAGCAAGCGACTCGTCGTTACCCAAATCCTTAGCATGCTGCTTAACCTTCGCCAACTGCTCCGCAGTCGACCCCGTGACGGCACCAAGGGAACCTAGCACACCATCGAACTCGCGGCCTTCCTTAATGGCTTCGCTCAGGAAACCCACACCCCCAGCAAGCCCAAGGCCCGCCGCCAACAGCCCAGAAACCTTCCCCAACTGCCCAAACAAGCCCGCACCCTGGCCAGCAACACTATCAAACGTCGCCCCCAAGGATTGCATTTTTGCGGAACCAACATCGGAAGCATCAGCCATACGGCGCTGCGCAGCGGTCACATTATCGGCGGCATCACTAGCCCTGCCCCTGGCATTAGAAAGCGCGGTTTCCGCACCCTCAAGCGCACTCACGGACCCCAATTGTTGCTGCCTAGCAGCGGAAACCTTCGCCTCCGCTTGGGCAATTTTAGCGTCCTGGTTAGCCCTAGCCGCCTCAAGCTTACGCTCCGCAGACTCCAGTTGTTCCGTAGTGGCAGTACTGCTTTCCCTCAGGTTTTGCAGCTTCGCCTCAGCATCCTGAACCTTAGCATTCTGTGAGACACGCACCGACTCAAGGTTCTTCTCCGCAGCCTCAAGCCGCTTCGTGCTCGTCTCAACCTTCGCCTGCGCCTGCTCAGTTTTTTGCATAGCCTGGTTGACTTTTTCCTGAGCTTGTGCTTCACGGCGTTTCGCCTGCTCAAACGCCTTAGCCGACCCATCAATGCCAAGGGTGAGCTCGGTCTGAATCTTCTTCCCCGCCTTCGTAGCGGCACTATTCACAGGGTCCTCTAGATGCTTCTTGATAGCCGCATTCATGCCCCGCAACGACACCGTGATCGGCAAAGAAGCATAACCGATAGCTGACATGCTAACCTCACTAAAAGATAATAAAAGTATTAAAAAAGACGGGGCAAACCAATGGCCTGCCCCGCAAAAAATATTATGTTAAGTTTTTCCCCTTCGCTAGCGCAAGCTTGCGCTCACGCTCAGCCTTGATCCTGAAATAGCGTTCCTTACGCTCTTCTAAGGCCTTCTGCTTCCTAGCACCCTCACGCATCGTCGCCATGGGGTGACGCTCACCAGAAGTGATAGCCGCGAAAATATCGGCAAGAATATACCCCTCAATTGATAGCCTATCAATATCCAATATTTCCGACCAAAACCTAGACCGCGTACGATCCAAGCCATCTACCAGCACCAATAGTCGCCTCAGGGTGAGCCGTGACTTACCACCTTTAGGGCGCCAAAAATCACGATAGTCAATACCCATAAAAGCAAGGTCCTGCTCCACAAGGTCCTCATGCTCACGAATGTAGGGGAGTAATTCTATTTTCCCGCCAGGCCCCATTCCTTATCAATAAGGGGAACAACATGCTTCTGAAAATCACGCAAAGTTGCGCCGGTGGCCTTGAGCTTACCCCAATCCTCGGGGGACAGAATATCCCGGTACACGGCCACAGGTTTGTCACAGAAAGAATCATAGGCGTCAAGGCTCATGTCTTCGAGGGTGGCGGGGATTGTGACGGTGACTTCCTTACCTCGTAGGGTTGCGGTGATTTCGACGGTGGTGGTTTCTTCCACAGCTTCTTTTTGGGTTGCACTCATTGGGGTTACCTTCCTAGGTAGTTGATGAAAGTGAAAATTGGGGGCGTCTTAGTGGTCGGGTGCGCCCCTAAACCCCATGCTTTTATCATCACAGTGACATTAAAAGTGGTGTAATAACATCACCCATTAATGTCACAGTGACCATATTTTACGGTGTATCCTCAACCGTGATCTGGTCAGTCGTGCCCTCAAGGTGGCTGACAGCAGCAAGGATACCCTCGAAGCTCTTAACCGTGAAGCCCGCGGCCTTGGTGCCGGAAACAACTGCTTCCTCACCGCCCGCAATCTCACGCAAAGCTTCCTGAACCTTCGCAGCATCGGCATCGTGTGCCAGTTCCTTGGTTTCATTGTAGTTGATACGCAGATTCCAAGTACCACCAGTGGCTGCAGCCGGAAGCTTAACAATCTTCTCAGCCTTCGGCAAGGTGTTAGTGAACCGCTCAAGATCAATGATTTCTTGCTTCTCATCCGGCACAAAGTCCAGCTCCTCAAACACAGCCTTGAACGTATCCGGCAAGACGTTAATCTCAATCTCGGTACCGGAAGCTTCTTGGCCCTTGCTCAGATTCTCGCCCTTAGCCGCGGTACGGGTACGGGACACCAACAAACGATGGCTGCCGTCGTTAAACTCGTACTCCACGGCAACGAACGGCCGTGCCAGCTTAGCGCTGTGCAAAAGAATCTCAGCCCCATCAATCCGCTTCGAAAGCGTGGTTCCCCTTGTGCGGTCCGGCCACAGCACGGATTGCACAGCATCATTCTCTTCAAGAACCAAAACCTTAAGAATCACCGAACCCGGCTTACCCGTGACCGCCACCGTGCCCATGCCCAAGCCCTTGGTTTCCTGAATCTCCATCGCCCGGTTCAAATCAATTTCTTGGTCATCCTTAAGAATACCCAAGGTCATCCAAGTGTGATCCAGCACACCATTCTTACTGACCTTCGGGCCATCAGCATAACTGATGTACACCACCGCATCTGTGATCGTTTTCACGTTTTGCGGGTCGCGTTGCTTAATGCTCATAACGTAATCCTATTCACGAAAATATTGTATGTTGCGGAAGAAACGTATCCCCCAAGTTTACTGTCCGGTGTGGTGATGATGTTTGTTGATGCTTGCACCCCTAGTTTCCACCTGCCCCCAAAGGATATTAGGCCGGCGTCGATTGTGCGCATGATGCGGGTTGCTGAAGGAATATCATATGAATGCACTGTGACGCGCACCACCTCAACCGTGAAACCCCTACCCCCGGAAATGATCCCATCGGATTGGACTGTGACATGCCAGCCGTTTTTTTGGGGCGAGTATTTGAGGGGCAGCGTTGCTGATGTGCGCTTTTTGAAAGCCTCGTTTTGTGCCAGAAACTCACGCACTTTCGCGGTGGCGTCTTGTGACATGAACAGGCGTTTATCTTTCTCCAGCATTTACTTTGTGCCCCCATAGCGTTTCAAATCAAGCCCCGCTGCCGTTGCCGCTTTGGTGAGCGTCCCATGCTTGGCTTGCGAGTTCAAGCCACCCGCGTGCATGATCGTCACCAAACCCACCGGCCTGCCTGATTTATTGACCTCGCTTCTAGATTCAACCGGCATTTTAGGGTTCGCAATACCCCTAGCATTAGCCGCAACCTCCGCAGCCTTAGCCTCAACCACGCTCATGAAATTCTCACGCAGCATCGCATTGATAGCATCACTATCTAAACGGAACGCGAATTTATCAGCCATCAACATCACGCCTTTCACACATGACCTCAATCATCGGACTATGGCGCTGGAACCATGGGGTTCTACCTATAGCCCAATCGAATGGGGCGTGCAAAATCTTGTACTTGACCCCACGGATTTCAAGCTCATGATTCGGGCCTATCGGCAACCCCGCGGGTAAGAAAACCCTAAGACGCTGCGCTGTTGACCCATAATCCTTATGCTGAATCTCACTACCGGTATCATACTGTGGGATACCCAACACCTCGGTGTAGTTAGCGCTGTGGATAATCGAACCATCATACCCTATCTCGGGCGGGTCAAAAATTCTTATCCGCTCCACAGGTTCACCCTTCTGCTCTCCGGGAATGGGACAAAATCCCCTCCACGATAGCGAGGGCTAATATGTAGCAGCCCCAAAACATGCAGCATCCTTTCGGTGAGGAACACGCCCCCGAACCCCTCGGTCCCGGTTTTTGCAAAGGTTGCGCTGTCGGATTGTTCCCCCGTGGTTGATGACACGCTCACCATGTTAATGTTCACACCGGTTAGTAGTGATTCTACAACCATTGTGCGCACAACAATTTTTACCGCGGTCACAAGCCAAGGCTTAGAAACAATCTCATCAGCCAACACCAGGCCGCGCCTAGCAAACTCAAACTCGATCCTCTCATAGGCCAAGTCAATCAGGGCACGGCACCTATCTTTCTCCCCCGGTAGGAAGGGGCGGGGCATCATCACCCCAATATCATCAACCGATAACTTTTCCACCCCGCCACCTTCCTATCAGCTAAGCTTATCGGCCATAGCAATAAGCTCAGGCTTGGTCAAACCTTTAATATCTTTCTCACTAGCCCCAAGGCTGGCAACATATTGCCGCCACAACTCAACCTTGGCGGCTTGTGCAGGGCGTTTACTGCCATCGGTGGGGTCGCTATTGCCATCGTCCGGGTTATCGTCATCGACTGGCGGAACCTCAGGCAAACCCAGATTGATAGCCTCAACCTTGTCATGCTTGACGTTAGCATCCTCAGCCACACCCGAACCAATCAGTCGGGCCGCATCAAGCGGGTGAGCATCAAACACATCACCACGCTTACGCAACACCTCACCACCATCATCCGTGGGCTGCCACCAAATCCCAATCTTTAGGCGAATCCTCATAATGATTAGCCCACCTGAATCCGTGCAACAGCCTTAGGATCATACAGGGCACGGATCGAACGCTCCATAATATCAGCCCGGTACTCCATGGTTGCACCACCAATACTACTATCACCATAGGGCGAGTACAGGGGGGTAACCTGTGGACGGTCTAAGAATTTCTTACCACCCGGCTTCTTGGCCTGCAAAACAAACACCTGCTTCGGGTCAACATACTGACTTACGGCAACATCCAGGCCCCACGGCTTATATGGTTGGAAACCCTTAAAATAGGGATTATCCCCAGAGTTAGCGCCAATAAACGCAGCTTGGATAGTCTTATTGCCAATAATGTTGTACCACACGGACGGGTGCATCACCAGAGTGTCGGGGGTGTAGCCAAGGGCCGCCTTGCGCTCATCATCCACATCACCATCAACCAACGCAGATGAGACCATTGCACAGGCACGCAAAACATCCTGCCCAATCTCCGCAGTCACAGTAGACCACGGCACACTAGCGGTCACCACCTGGCTATGCTCATCAGTAGCAGCCTTCACCCGATCCAAGCCCTGACGTGCACTAGCGTACAGGAACTCATTAGCCAGCTGCTCAACACCGCGGGACAGCAGGTCAATACGATTGTCCTTAATCATTTCATAAGAAACACGCAAACCCTCCGCAATCTTAAACGCCTTCTCCACCTTATCATCACCGACACGAATATCGGCGGTGGGGATTTCCTCAAACTCCGCAACCTCATGCGGGCTCTCGGACAAGAACGGGCTCACCCGCTGCTTAAAAATAATAGCGCTAGCAGTGGTTTCACCATCATCAGAGTAGAACACATTCTCGATAGCAGCATCCTGAACAATGCTCACAATCTCATCAACAATCAACTCCGGCTCGTCCACATAGTCGGACACCGTGTAGGAACCACCGCTGTTTTCGCCTAGAATAAAAGCCATTTTCTCACCTTCTTCTTATTAGGCCAGTGGGGTCACAAGCCGCACCGACACATGCTTACGGCCCTTACGCACCACGAAACCAACCGGCTTCGCACCGGCCTTAGCAACCTTACCATCCGCGGCCGCATTCACCTTATCCCCAACCTGCAAATCATCTGGGTTATCACAGGCAATATTAATAATCGCTGGGGAGGTTACCACGGTCACCCGGTCGGTCTGGCCAATGGTCACAACCGGGGTCTTATAGGCGTTCTGAATCGCAACACCGTACACGTCATCACTGGCACCCGCATGCTCAACACCGTCACCAGTGAGTTTAACACACCGGTAGCCCAAAACGTTAGCAGCCGCCTTGAAAGAAGCGTTACCGGTCAAAATCTGATTAGTCATCTATATTCAATCTTCCTATTAGAAAATCTGCCGAACCTTCAGGCCGGAACGCAAACTGTGCGACTTGCCCTTATTCTCATAGCCACGGACAGCAGCACGCTTCACAGGGGTGGACTGGGTGAGATTTTCAAGCAGCACCTTACCGCCCTCAAAATCATGCAACAGCGAGTTAACCCAAGCGTCCTTACCATTTGCTGAAATGCGGCCCGAATTGATAGCCTCATCCACAAGGTTCACAACCTCAGTGCGCCGTGCCTCTTCACGCATCTTATTTAAAGCATCAGCGCTTTTACGCAGCTCAGACAAGGTGTATTCGTCAACGGCAACCATGCCCTTGGGTAAAGAGTTTTCCGACGGTGCAGCCTCGCCACCATTAGGTGTTTCCTCTTTATCCCCACTGTCGTCTACAAGCTTTTGCACAGCCTCGATGATATCGTCATCGGTGGCGGCCTCATCTAATTCTAAAATTTTGATAAGCTGGTCTTTCAGCTCCATAGCATCCTCATTCTCGGTACCGTCATCAGCATCAACAGCATTGTTTTGCCCCCGCAACTTGGCGACAAAAGCCCGTTTATGCATGTTAACAATCTTACGCAAACTCTTATTTTCCGCACCATCACCAGCATCACCGGCCACAACCTCATCGGCTAAACCAGCCTCAACCGCGGCCTGACCAGTATAAAAGGTTTCCGCACCCATCAACTCACGCCACTGCTCACGCGACCCACCAGCCTTAGAAACATAAATATCAGCAATCTGATTCGACAACTGGTCCAATTGTTCACGGGTGGAATCTAGTTCGGAGATCGTCCCACCGGCATCCCACGTCCAAGCATCATGGATCATGAGAGTCGCGGACGGTTGCATAACAACATGGTCACAAGCCACCGCTATCACACTGGCAGCCGATGCTGCGATACCCCAAATATTCGCCACCGTACTATTTTCACTACTGCGAATAATATTAGCGATGGCGATACCAAGCATTGCGTCACCACCATAGGAATTAATATTAATTATTAACGGTTCCTCGGTGGCTTGGTTGATGAACTCACGGAATCCCCCCAGGTCAATATCCCAGTAGGAAATGTCGGAAAAGAAATTCCATTCATTCATGCGGAATATTATAACATACTACAACAAAACGTTATCCCCATTGTCGTCAATATTATTAGTTTCGGTGTCACCGGACCAAGGGATTTGCATTTTACGGTGAAAGTATTTCCGTGTTACCGGGTCGTTAGGATCAACCAGTCCAGCCGCAACAGCATTGGGCCACATCTCAGGTTTCAGCTCACTGTTTGATGCGATGGGGTCACAGTTGATGAGGGGAACGGGACCCTTGTATTCTGGGAATGCTAGGCTTATCAAATCCTCAACAATATACTTTTGTGCAGTGAGTGCCACCCAGTCCGCAATTGTTTGCAAAGACTGCGTGAAAAACGATGACTGCGTATCAGCCAAAGCATATGATCCACCACCATCATCAAGGTTCAGGAAGTGCGCCAACACGCTTTTAGCGATAGCATCATTATATGATTTGATAGCGCCGGAAACATCCGGTAGCTGGCCAGAAACCCCTTTGAACTCGAACGATGCGCCGGGCGGGATTGACACCCCAGCAAAATCATCGGCACGGATAGCCTCAACTAATTCTTGACCCCTATCAATCTCGTCTTGCAAATCCTCCGGGCGACCCAACAGGGTTTCTTTCGACGCCACGTAGACGGGTATGCCCATGCCGTTTCTCTCAAGAGTTTTTAATTGAAGCCGCTGCAACTCATCCTTAAGCCGCCAAGGTCGATAGCAGGGGCGCAAGATACTTGTGCCCATCCAGTCACTGTTAGTGGGGCGATACACATACCCCACCAGGCTATCAACAGGAATCACGGGGGCAAGGTCGGTGCCGTCTTCCAATCGCACACTCTTTTGCTGAATTGATTCTAAGTTTCCGTTCTCATCCACATTGATTTTTGAGATGGTGTCAGCCCAGCGGGGGGCGAGTTTCACCAGGTGCCAACCGGTCTCGTCCTGTTCGTACACCTGTTCAAAATAGGCGAACCCAAACACCAGCGCCAAGAGTGCTTGGGGCAAATGTTCTTGCCACGAAACCCCACTAGAAAGCCTGGTCACCGGGGGCGAATCAACACCAAGAATAGGTAACTTAAGGTCTTGCGCCACCCGCTTCACAACCTCAGGATCAGCCCCATTCGAATCAATGTGCCACTTAGCACGAAGCACCGGAAGCGTACAGGCAGAATACGCCATTGACACCTGCTCGTCTTCCTTAAGCATCTTATTATAAACCGCGATGTTACGGGGGAACCTCAGATCATGGTTCGTGTCGTTCATCCGCTGGTACCCGTGATACCCCCCTGTGGGGGTGGCGGTGCCGATTTCCTTAGTGCGCTTCGGCTTGAACCTTGCAAAGAATTTTCGTAACCCCATTATTTTCCATTAACCTTCCAGTAGTAAACATACCCACCAGGGCAAACGCCGTTTAAGGAATCTAGCAGCCCCATAGGCGGGGCAAGCATCAAGAATAAACAATCACATAGACCACATGACAATAGCCCCACACAAGACAAGCCAGGGCGTGACCAAAATCACAAACCACGACGCTTACGCGAAATACGCATCGAAACCCTAGGCGCACGCCGAACATCAACCTCAGCCGGCTTATAATCCGCGGCCAACAACAACGCAAACGACGCAGCAATAATAGGGCACCCAGCCGGATTATTCCGCTTCAACGCCTTACCCGAATCCTGAATATCCCTCTCAGAAACCACCGACAACGCATCAACCCAACGGGGCGAACCATCATGCTTGATCTTACCATCACGCCACAATTGCATAAACAACATATAAGCCTTAGAAACCTCGGTTTTATTAAACCTTGTGGGCTCCAAACCCCGCTGCTCAAAAAGTGCCGTGCAAGTCTCCGCAACACCCTTCTGGTCATAAGCAAACCCAATCGGGTCACGAAGCCCAATCACCCGCTCAATATCGGCAACAACACCCACACGATCAAACTCATCACGGGGGGCCAAGGACAAAAACCATCCCCCATCAGCCATTTTCTCCACACTCACAAGCGCACAGCCAACAGCCCCCAAGTCAACATCAATGCCAACAGCAGACACAGCCCCGACACTACACAGTACGGGATCAACCACTGTAGCAGCTTCCCAATCGGAATAATCAATAATTGGTGTAAAATCTTCATCGTCTTCATCATTGAACCAGTCACCCCAACCCAGGCATTCGACACCAAAATTGATCCTACCAATCTCAGTGTTTAAGCGTTTCATTTGTTTTCTAATCTTCGTCTCATCCATGATGAACCCGTACGACGGGTTCGCTAAAATCCAGGTTTCCTCAACATCAGGTTTAGCATCGCCAGGCGCCCTGTACTCTGCCAGGTAGATGGGGTCAACCGGGTCAGGCCCCGCCAACGCCTGTCGCCTCATTGCCGAAATAACCCTACCATCCTGGTGGGCCTTGAAAGCCTTATGAACAGCTGAGGTAATGTAGAAAAACTGTGGGTCATCCGCGGCCTGCGTAGTGAAGTTAATAGCCGCCACCGAACCATCAGTCAGGTTATAGGCCTCATCATAGACAACACACGAAATTTTCGTGATACCACGGGCCGTATCATCGCCGCGGGTTTGGAAAAATATTACCCCGCCACACGAAAACTCAAGCACACCCTTGCCCTGTGAACCTGAAAAACGTGTAAGCATACCAGCCAAAGGGGGGAACGCTTTCACAACCCCAAGTAGATTCAAGTAAATACTATTGGCCGTATCCCACAGCTGGGCTGTGTATAGTATGCGCCAACCGTATTTTATGGCACGATAAAGGCAGATAAGGGAAATGCCCAAACTCTTACCATTCTGCCTAGGAATGATAAGAATGTTGTCAGAGTGAACGTATCGGCCAACCTCGTTCTTGCTGCACATGGCCAAAATATCGTATTCCTGCCACGGCATTAACTCCACCCCAATGATCTTAGCGAAAGCAATAATCTCCCTACCCTCACCATGATCGTAGGCTGGTGCCTCACGCAAATTATACGGTGTCTGTTTACCCCTTAAAGTTTTGTGAGCCGATGATTTCGGAAAAGGCTTTCTCTTTACCATCGACGTAGTAGCTGTCACCATTATCTTTTTCCTGCCTTATCTGTTTCACAGCGTTGATGCGGTGCCGTTCCACATCGTTAATGGTTTTGCGGAACAGGTCTTCCTGATTACGAATCTCACCCATCAGGGAGTCAACGACAACAATATAGCGGGGCAGCTCGTCATCCTCATCATCAATGTTGTTGGCGTTCTTCTTAGGTTTTTCTTCCTCAGCCTGCTTCACCACACCCCGCACAATCTTGCCATACTCGCGTTTCAAACGGTCAATCCGGTCGCGTTGACGGCATGCGATAATGATAAGATTTTCCATGCTAACCGACTTGGGCTCTTCCCGGTAGGAATCGTAAACAAACCTGCCCCCCGACAACCAATCCTCCGGGTATTCCTTACCATCATATATTCTGGCCATATGTTTTACCTCTCAAACTCTAGCCCCAAAAACCCGAACCCCCACCACCATCAGGGGCGACGGGCGCGGGTTTCTTACGCATACTCTCATAGTATTTATCAACACCAAACATGAACGACTTCGGCCGCAGGCGAGCACACCGCTCACGAACAATCGCCTCACCAGGATCAATGCGCTTGAACTCACACCCGGCTTCCGCATAGCGCAACAATGCTGATTCGCTGGGTGTGGAGTGAATAATATACACATCCGTCTCGGACTGTTTCAAGGCTTCCTTAATAAGTAGCAGCCTTGCTTTCCTCACCAGTCTTGCCACCACTTGCGGGTAATCATGATTACCGATAGGGTAGCCGCCAATAAGGTTGCATAAATGGTCATAGTCGATCCTTATATCCCCCGGTTTCGCGTGCTCACTAACCCACGTGGTTTTACCTCCACACGGGGGACCCATCACAACAATCTTCCGAACATTACTAGTGGTAACCTCACCACCGCCCCGCTGACTGTTGCAAGTAAAATGCAACAAACGTTCCGGTAGCTCACCATTCCTCGCCCCATGAAAATTCAGGTGGTCAGCAGCAAGCGGCTTACCATCAAAATTCTTCACAGCAGAAACATACATTGGCCTGCCACACCACGGGCACGGGGTACCATCACGCAAACGAAGCATCAAGCTTTCACGGGTACGCTGGTGCATCTTACCATAGCCCCTAGCGCTAGCTGATAAACCCATAAAAATATTCCCCTAAAAAGCGTTTAAACAAACAATTTTCAGGGGAATATTATACCATGTCACAACAAAATATTAGTGTTTCCGGCCAGCCCTCCATGCTCGCGCACTGCGTAAATCCACCATCAGGGCACCAAGGTGTGACTTGTGCCGTATGTAGTCACGGTTCACCGCTTCAAGGATCGAGCTTGTGGGGCACCCGATTTTTTCCGCCGCTTCTTGAAACCCAACCCAATCCGGTACGTAATCGCTGTACCCAAGCATGCGCTTAGAAAACAAGCGCTGTTTAGCCCACGCCTCGAAAATAGTATCCAGCTCATCAAAATCATTATACGCCTGGTTAATAGCATATTCGACCTCGAAAACAATATCGTAAACATCATCGGGGGTTAGGCTGCTAGCGCCCCCAACAACCCGGCCGCTACCGGTAACCCAGAAAAACCTTAACCAACCCGAGGCCATAGACCCCCGCGACACCAACACCTGAACCAACATGCCCAAATGCTTGATATCCGCGTCCGGGTAGTCGATAAGTTCAACCGCTAAATCCGCATGGGTTGCGTCCTGCGTGCGACGGTTACCCACCGATTCAACCATGCTATGCAAACCAATAAACACCTCACGGGTTTCATGCAGCAATTCTTCTTTCAGATCATAGTCTACCATGCGATGATCGGCCCTTCCACTGGTTCCACCTGCACAAACACGTTCGGTGGTTCGTTTGGTGCGCAACGGCGCTTAATGGCGTGGAGGTCGCAAACCTGGGAATCATCCTTGAAGACCACGCCAGTGAGAGCGTCAAGGATTGCCCGCTCAAGCTTATCAATATCAGGCCGCTGAATCATTGTTAGCGAGTCGGTTGGTTTCATTGCCTTGGTGCGTGGCATGGCAAAAATCAACTTCACCGACATGGGGGTTTTCTCAAGGCATTCTAAGCCCCGGTATTGCATGTGGGTTGATGCGGTGCTGGCCACATGGTCCCGCAATTCCTTCAACCCCTCCGCCGATTCTTTCATAACAATTTTTTTACCACGAAGAAACGCCACCTTACTACCCTGCGGTTTGGCTACACCGTCAGCGGAAAACTGCAAGAAAAAATCCCTAGGCTTCATCGTGAATCACCCCCTCATAATCATCATCGACCTGAAAGTTAACCTTATCGTCGGGGGCGGTTTCCTCGCCGATAAGCCGGTAGATTTCGTCCAGCAACATGTCCCGCGCCTTGTCCAAATCCTCAATACGTTTCACCAGGTCAGCATACTTATTCAGTCCATCGAGTCGGCAAGACCGCGCAATATATTGTACTGCTTGGGCAGCGTTCCCGGTCAAATGCCGTGAAATATCCCACACCTCAGTGTCCCCAAACTTATAGTAATCACCCATGATATGATCCTTTCTTTCTTAGAAAATGTTAATGTTACGTGGCACACCATCAACCGTGACGAACGACAGCACGCCCCCGTATGACGTTGATCCGGTGCGATTACGGAACCAGGTGGATTCTTTTTCCAACGCCGGGGCGCTCACGATCCAGCGCTTAGCCGTCCATGATTCGATATGAAAATTATGAAAATGCCCACTGATGAGAATGTCCGCTTGGGCTTCCTCACTATCATTAGCGATATGGCCGGACCACCATTTTTCCGCACCACTGATTTGGCCTTTGAATAAATGCCCGTGCACAATGGTGAACACCGTACCGCCACAATCGTAGGTGACGCTACCCCGGGTTGTTTCCGGGTACAGCCAGCGCACATTTTTGCCCCGCATCATTGCCGCATTAACCATGCTGAAAGCGTCCTGAACTGCGGAAACAATCATGATATCGTAGTTGTCGGACATGGGGCGGGATTGTTTGCGTGTGGTTTCACCATGATTACCCGGCACCACCGACACCACCAGATCGTCAACATGTGATAGGATTTCCTGAACAGTCCATGATACTAGGTGTTGGCAGGTGCGCAGCTGCTCCGCCAAGGTAAGGTCACATTCGGCAATCATTTTACCGTCCTGCGAGGTGTACCCTTCGATCAGGTCACCGGCAAAAACCAGGTTCACCCCACAAATATTCTCATGGTGTTCTAAGGCTCGAACCACCCCGGTTTTCCACCGGTCAATCAAATACTCGGTACCAGCACCGGCCTCAACACTCTTCCCAATATGCGTGTCGGATAGCACAATGGTCAACCAGTTTCCGTCACGTGTGACATTATCCACCCGGTCCAGGTAGATGGAATCCAACAAATCCTCAATATCGCTATTATGCTGTGGCCTTAGAACAACCTTAGCGCGGTAAGCATGCTGCACACCATGCCCCGGCACTTCCCAAGCCGAATGCCGAACGGGACCCTCCACAGAATACTTCTCAGGATCAAGCCCGAAGGCATCCAGCACATGCCCCCAATCATCTTCTGTTGGTGGCGTGGTTCGTGGCGGTGAGGTCACAACCCCCTCGACGCCATCCATCACCACACCAGGCACAACCCCTTTCGGGGGTGCGGTGAGTAGTTTATCAACATCACCCATATGCTTCACTCTTCCTTAAAAACTTCTTAACGAACATTGTTGCGCAGGTTAGCCACCATAGAGCAGAATGCTTTGTACTGGTGCGGGTACGGGTTGCCCTGCAATGACGTTGCGACCAGCCATAAATCATGCAAAACCACATCATCCCTGGTCAACGCTTCAATCATTGCCTCGCGTTCCTCGCCGAAACTATCCAACCATTCGTACGAGGTGGGGGGCTTAGGCCCCATCGCGTCCACCACGGTGGTGAACTGTTCAACCAAACTCACTTCTCAACCTTTTCTCAGTCCTGGGGTTTTCCTTTACTTACGCCACATATTATACACGAATGTGAGCTACTTGTCAAACCAATGTGATTATTATCACATTCCTTGGGGGAACTCTTTAAACCGCGAGTAGTGAAGCTGGTGGGCAATCGTGTGCACCCCGGTCGCCCCGCCACGGTTCTTCGCCACGATAATGTCCGCTTCCCCGGCGCGTTGGTGGTCTGGGTCTTTCGCATCAGGCCGGTCAATCAGCAGAATAATATCGGCATCCTGCTCAATCGCACCCGATTCGCGCAGGTCAGAAGCCCTAGGCGTGCCCCCGTCCCGGTTTTCACTATTGCGGTTTAGCTGGGCAACCAACACAATAGGCACGTTCAAATCCTTAGCAAGAATTTTAAGCTGCCTGGTCATCTGCGCCACCTGCTCCTGCCGTGGAACATTCACATTAGCCGGGGTGATGAGCTGCAAATAGTCAACAACTATGAGTCGCACATCATTCTTACGCACCTCAATTTTTGATCTCGAAACAATATCCATGATTGTTTGACTAGCATCATCACTAATATAAATAGGGGCGTCCGATATCTCCCCAGCCTTCCGTTTCAGCATCTCGAACTGATCCACCGACACGTGACCCCCGCGGATAGCACTAATATTCGTACAAGTTTCCGCAGCCAAAATACGCTGCTGAATCTCCCTCGAAGACATCTCCAAAGAAAACATCAAGGTAGCAGCCCCATTCCTGATACTAATTTCCCGCATAAAATCAACCGCCAACGTTGATTTACCACACCCAGGCCTAGCCGCAACCACAACCAACTGCCCCCCCTGCAACCCCTGCAACATTGCGTCAAGCCCACGAAAACCAGTCATCACCCCCTGCGGTAGTTGCCCTGCCATAGCATCAGCTAACCAATCCAACGATTCATCGAACGCCAAATGACAAGCCCCACCCGCCGACGACGATAACATAATGCTATCCAGGCCGTCACGAACCCTGCCCAGAACATCGGTTGATGTGACCGATGGTTCCTTACACAGGGTTTCCATGTGTGCGGCTAGTGACCATAGTTGGCGCTTGCGGGAACGCTCCTTGACATTCCCCGCCAAGAATGGTATGTCACTTTTCATCGTGGCTTTTGACAGCAGGTCATGCACCACACTGCCATCAATCCGCCCCAGCTCGCCCCGCTTCTCCAAACCCCCTAGCACACTAATAGCATCAATATCAACCCCAGCCATGAACAAATCTTGCATCACGGCAAACACCGCTTGGTGTGCCCAGTGCTGAAAGTCCCCGGCTTCAACCAGGGTGAACACCTCACCCGTGCCCACACCCCCCATCAACAAACAACCCAACAGGGTTTTTTCCTCATCCAATGCTAAGGTTTCATTCACGTGTGTTTCTCCCCACATAAACTAGAACCCCCCCACAACAGGGGGGGGGGCGGTGAACAATTATCTACGACAAAAGGGCTTTACGGTACTCCATCAGGCGAAGCCGGTTGAACCCGCCATGCGCATGCTCCCTTAAACCATCCTTAACAAGAACCACCACGGGGGCCTGCAAAACATTATCAGCAGCGGCTTGGGCTAGCACATTCTCATCAATGGGGGCGTATTCTACCGGAACATCCGGGTGCTTGTCAAACCATTTTTTCACAGCGTCACATTGTGGGCAGGCTGGTTTTGTGAACACAAGTACCGTATTTTCTTTAGAACGGGGGGTGTTCATTGTCGGCACCTCCTTGCCATGGTTGTTGGGGCTGTCGCATTTGTGGCTGCTGTTGCTGCTGGTAGCGCTGCTGCGCGCCTATCCAGCCCTGTTGCGCTTGCTGCTGCAAACTACTACCCTGCGCCATGTTTTCGCCTTGGTCCTGGAATCGTTTTCCGGTCAAATCCAAACCGATAGCGGTTGCCGCCATCTGTAAACTGTGGGCAGTCTCACCATTCTTATTCTGGTACTCGTGGTTCACTAGCCGGCCTGTGATAACAACCCGGTCGCCCTTTTGCAAATTATTAGCAACCGATTCAGCAAGCCGGTCAAAGCACGACACTCGCACCCATGTTGTGTCCGTCACATCCCAGTTGCCAGTATCGGGGTCTTTCTTATAATCAGTATTGGCAACACTGAAGGAACACACCGCTTTCCCCGCCTGCGTAAACCGCAATTCTGGGTCGCCACCGAGGTTGCCCCGGAATGAAACATCAAGACTCATCGTCATTTCCTATCTTATTATTGTTGTTCTCATCTGCCAGAAGGCTATCAATCTTCTTGCGCCGTTCTTCACGCCACAGCCTCACGCGCTCACGCATTTTAGGGTCACGCCCCAAATCCGCCATCACATGGCCACAGTGGGCAATAATATCCCCAGGCCTTGGGGGCGAATCAGTGGCACGCGCTAAACCAAACCAGCGCCCGAAGGCCATATCATAAACCGGCTCCGGGTAGTCACCAATAGCATTCAACGATTGATACCACACATCAACCAGGATATCGTGCTCCATGGTGTTTTGGGGGCGTTTGAAACCCCACACCGACACGATCATTTTCTCCAATAATTTTTCGGTAGCTTTCGGGCTGATACTCATTACCGTGTCCACGCCTCCAAATCATCAATGTGCAAGCTTTCATACTCCGACATGGGGGAGATACGTAACAGTGACGGTATCACAGGCACGCTATCCCACTCCCCACCATTCAACCAGGTGGTTGGGTGTTTGATATACTGCTGGTCTGTGCCAACGGCTTCATGATACTTGGCGTACCGTTTAGCCGCGTCTATCATGGTTTCCTCAGAAACAGTTTCAACAGCAGACTTCCACGCCCGAAACGCCTTAGCCTTATTCACCCGGCGCGGGTAAGCCTTCCAAAACGCCTCAAACCCATCAGTGTACCTGCCCCGCACGGGGCGTTTAGCTGCCCCCGCAAGCGCAGCTTTGCAATTCGGTGGGGCAACAACACTGACAGTAATCAAATCCTCGGATTCCCCAATCGTGCAAACCCAATGAAAGTCAAACAAAACCTCAAGGTGGCGCATAAAATCACCGTAGGATTCGTGGACAAAGTCTAAGAAAGCATCCATATCGGTCTGGGTTTCCGACGCCCCGGCCACTAAAAGCCTTAGAAGGAAAGCCGCATCGTAGTCTTGAAGCTCGTCAACCCCAACCTTGGGTTTACCATCGGTGACCAGCACTTTAACCAGCATCAGGCTTGCCTTCCAAACGATCCTTACAATCAGTGTACAGGCGCATCACCCGCGGATCCTCGCGCAAACTTTGCTCAAGATTCATATAGTCATTCCGCAACGCCTCAAGGTCAGTAATATTCATCACACGTGCGATAAACTCCTCCGACAAATCAGCCGGCTTATCAGGCTTGCTATCAACCTCACTGTGGTCAACACCATCAACCGTGATGTGAGAATAATCACGGTCAACCTCCATCGTGGGAATATACAACACCTGTGTAAGTGCTGTGCGCAATGCTACACTAATGGCCTTTGAGGTGGCTTTATCGCTGGTGTCGAATGCTTCCGCGGGCACAGTCACCGACAATTCGTCGCCTGATTCGCCGTCAATAAACGTGTATTCCACCAACAGTCGCACACGGATTTGACCAGCGCCTTTCGATGTGGTAGCAACTTCGTACTTCCAGTCGAGAACCTTCACCTTGATAACAATACCAAGACGCGAAAACACGGGGTGAACAGCATTGATAACATGTTCGATACCGCGAAAGTTGTACCGTTGGTGTTGGTTCTGGCCCCACTTGCCAACCGCGCCAATCTCTTTCGACGCCAACGCCAGCTTATGGGCAATACCCTTTACCCCCACCGTGGGGGTATTTTCCCCATCGCCTGGGGTTTGTGTTAATTCAGTCACAATATCACTCTTCCTACATGAAATGTGCCACGGCATACACCAGGGCGACGATAGCCGCAACAACAATAACCAGTTTCACGATCACGGCAAACACCATCAGGCCAACCCACAGGCGCTGTTGACGTTTCATTTCCGCGTCGAACTCTTCAAACGAATGATCCAATTTCATGTGTTTTTCCTCACATTTCAGGGACGGGGGACAATCGACACGACATTATCGTATCGACTTCACCCACCCCCACAAACAGTGGGGCAGGGCTTCATCTTAGCTCACCGGCACATCCTCACACTTCGGCTGGGACAACGGGTCATTTTCGGCAAGAAACTTCACACACTTAGCATCAAACTCCGCCAACACCTCACGCCAACCAGGCAGAATAATATCAAGCATCGCGTCAGAATCAGGATCACCGGAACAAGATTCAATACCGGCCCACTGGTGATCCGCACCATGACCAATATCAAGGAACAGGAATGACTCGTCATCGTCGTGTTCACGGTGCATGCTGAAGTAGTACACGCAGTGCCCGCCCCCGGCTTGGGGTAGCATCACATACTGTGAGAAAAACCAGCTGTCATCCTCACGGCGGTAGAACCGCATTTCCTCAAACCGCACGGCATCTTTGCGTAGGTCGTGCACCCGTGCCCCAACCCAAGCCTGGGGTAGCAACTCGTTGATTGCCTTCTTGCCCTCGGGTGTGTCGGGGTCAAGAATCCACTCATCGTTTTCAGTGTCAAGCACCCTGTCATAAAACCATCCATAGGCGATATACCAGCCCGGCTTGTGGGGGTAGTATTCTTCTAGCAGCTGGTCAGCCCGGTTCATCTTCTCAAACGTTGCCATAGTATTTATTATACTCCTTTCACGATCTGTTTGCAAATCAGGCTTTACGCCACAACCACACGGAACCATCATACATGGTGGCGAATTTCTCACCCGGATGCTGTTTATCCATATACAAAAGCGTTGCAATCTCCTGATCCGTGTTCTTGCCGATACGGATTTTTGCTGTCAAAACTTTCTCAACATCCTGCTTGAACATGGCCATTGCCCGGTGACGCCAAGGGACGATAGCATCCAGCTGCCGTTCGCCCTCTTCGGTGCCGTCAGAAATCCCCATGTTAGTCCACGCGGTGTCCGGCACACCATCATCCTCACGCGAATAACCGCCATGAAAAGTGGTAATGAACTTCCCCTCACCGATCACATCACCAACAAGCAGGTAGTGGAACGCGATATGCGGGTGGTCATTGTGTGGAACATTTAGGTCCGGGTTGATGAAACTGATTCGGCGAACCAATGATTTTTCACCATAGAACGAAACAACATCATCACCACGGGATAAGAACATCTGGCCAGGCTGCACCTTAGTGAACCCACCCCCATTATTGGGGTAGCGGATATCCGACTGCTTCAAAACCTCGATAACCTCATCCTGGTCATCACCCCAGTAGTATAGTCGCCATTTCTCCGCCTCATCATCAACCAGGCGATGGTAAGCATGGTCATCATTGAAAAGTTCCTTCGAGGTTTCAGGGCAGTGCTTCTTGCGCAGCTGCTCAATCACCCAATACTTTTCACCCAGGAAAGCATCATAGTGATCTTCCTCACCCTCGCAAACATCAAGATAAGTGTCCGTCATTTGGTTTCCCCTTTCAAATAGTTTTGCAGGCTTGCCTTATGGAACTCGTAGGCGATTTTATAAAAGCGTGTGGCGATACGGTTGTCCTCCGGGTCATCAATTTTTTCACCTTCACGGAACATGTACATGGTGTGGTTGTGACATTCTTCAGCCTTGGCCAAGAGCTCTTCCATCGCCATACCGGTTTTTGCACCATCCTGAATCACATCCAGGGTGGCCAGGCCCTCATTCACCCCCAGCAGATACGCGTAATCCTCGGCAAACTTGCGGAAACAATCTTCAGTGAACTGTGTGAAACCATCAACCTTGTACGCTACTTTTTCACGCCCCGTATCATCCTTGCGTTTTAGTAGCCTGCTGAAAAATTCTGCCAAACGGCCTTCCTGTGCCGCGGTCATCGCAGCGCCCCAATTGATATTAACCATGCCCCTATTATAACAATCCCCGGCCTAGACCGCAAGTCTAAACCGGGAAACGGGTGGTGATGTTGGTCACATGTTAGCATTCGTAGGCGATAGCATCAAACAAAACACCCTCAGCATGCTCTAGCCTACGCACTAAATCATCATCCGAAAGCAGGGGGATTACCGCATTAGCATAGGGCACGATTACCCCATGCGCAAAAGTGAACACATCAAAATCATCAAAATTATTGAAAACAGCCATCGCGTTTTCGATGAGCATTTCCGCAATCTTCACAGGGTCCGACTCCCCCAACCACGGGGGTACCGCGGCGCCCGCTAGGAACCGGAGCTTTTCTTCCGAAACCCCCACATCCTGCCCCGCATCCTTCAGCAGCGACAACTGCAACAGCAAGGGGGTGGCAACAACCCAATCCGGCACCCCCGCTTTCGGGAAGACATCAACCTGTTTTTTCAGGCGCTCCTTAAACTCGTCAATGTTCATGTTCATAGCGCCCCTTTCAAAACCTCATCCACGGTTTCCAGCACAAGCACCAAATTAGCAGCAAACTGAACCTTAGAAAAACCATCAGGCATCAGACGGAAAATCACTTCCGACTCGGGAATCAGCACACTGCGCATGTGACTAATTTCCCTCGGGCTCATCGAACCACCCGAAATTACGGCAATATTGGCGGTCATGATTTGCACGGCCTCAACAGGGGTTTTAGCCGCATGCCACGGGGGTGTGACAGCCGCCACCAAAGCCGCGTAATCATCCACACCCATCCCCTCAATCGGGTAGCCATAGCGGGCCAGAGCGTCAACCTCATGCAACAAAACCTGTGCCTCCACCCATTCTGGTATCCCACCGCGGGGAAAATTCTTCACCCGCTCAAGCACACCAGCCCGGTATTCTTGCAGTGTTTCCATTAGTCAAATCCTCCTAAGATTTTTTGCATACGTTCAAGATTCTGTTTCCCAATCTCCGCCACCTCCGCTTGGGTGTACGCATCATATGGGATTATTTGCCCGGGGCGCAGCGTGTAGCATTGTTGCAAAAACTTGTTAAGCGTATTCTTAGCCTCCGGCCAGGCGGCTAGAAGATCATCGCCCGCCGGCTTACCGTAAGAAATGCGCCACCGGAAAACCAGCCGGTAGGCGCGCCCCCTAACGTCCTGGTGGACCTGCATGATAACTTCCATCTCCTGCTCATCGAACGGGGCCATCACATCAAACTCTACCGACACTCGCAGCGTGACCTGACCCCTGATACTGCCCTGGATAGGCCAGGTATCAACCCCGTGCACCCCTAAATCGCTCATCGGATCATGCGGGTTATTGACACCGCCGTATCTCAGGACACCACCCCCACCAATATTTTTCTTCAGGAAATTACGCATTGTGTGGGGGATTCGCCCCATCACTTTAATGCTACCAGGCACGATCACGAAACTCCTCCTCCAAACATTCACGCGCATGCCGCGAAATGATATCATCAATCAAGCATAATCCCTCGGGACTTTCCGCAAAAACAACTTTGGCTGAACTGTCCTCGTGGTAAATATCAATGAAAGTGACGTAATTATCATCTTCGCCTTCGCAGCCGATGGATACCTCATACTCGCCAAACCGCTTTTTATACGTCAATCCGTACCAAAACCCATCATCAGAAGAAAGCGGCTCGGTGTAGCTGTTCTGCTCCCATGTGCCATCCCAAAGGTCTATCCGTGAAGCCATAGCAAGAAGAATGTCCTTGACCTCTTCGATGCTTCGGGGATTAATCATTTACACTCCTCCATGTGTGCTATAAACTCTTTCTCCAGCCGGCTTCCCTTCCCATGTAGAATCCTATCGACAATAAAATCATCCTCCTTCGAGCTCACCTGTGCTAAATGATATTTGTTATCCAGGTCACGAATATCGATGAATGTGAAAAAATCATCAGGGCGACCAACGCAGCCAACAAGAATCAGGCGGGGACCCGCATAGCACCTGTAGTACATGACATGCCTGGTGGGGGCGATGGGGGTTTGCAAGCATTCAAAATGTTTCCCCCAGCCACCAGCCCACGGATCCAAACCCATATCCCACAAGCTCAAACGGGCAAAACACGCCCGCTTGGCCAGGCCTTCATCAACTTTCTTCACGCTTTACCCCCGCCACGAACCGACTAGCGGTATCAATAAATTCTTGCCCCAAACGCCTGCGGCCACGCCCTGAAATGACAGCATTAATACCATACCCGTCATCGGGGGTTTCCAGCCACGCGCGCCTAGAACCGCCTTTGCGCTGAACATCAATGAAAGTAACAAAATCATTTAGTTCACCCGCGCAACCAACATACACCACATAGTCGCCAAACTGCTTTTTGTACACCAAATCATGCCAGTAGTCCAAATTGAAAAATGTTTCTCGATGATCCTCCTCACGCTCCCATGTGCCATCCCAAAGATCTACCAGCTGGTCACGAAGAAGGTCTTTCACCTCTTTAATGATTTGCATTATCGTATCCTCCATGCTTTCTATTATACCAGTCCGGGGCCAGGAAAACCAGCCCCGAAACTATGATATGCGTCACATTGTTAAGTCGTCGATAAACTCACGCAGGTGCAGCCGTGCCTGCGGGTTTTCTAGCGAGCCGCGGTACACCTCGAAGCTAAACTTTTCTAGCTCACGTGTCGCTTCGGGCCAGTAGTAGGGTAACTCGTACCCGCAATCCAGCCCCCCATGCCCCATCACCCACTCGATATACACATCATCATACAGGCCAGAAATGAGAAGGTGGGCTTCGATTTTATGTTTTGAGTAGTGGCCCGTGGGGCACCCCGTGAAGGTCGCCCCAAAATCATATGCGCCTTGACGGTTCCAACCATCGGCACCGAAAAACTTGCGCCAAAGCTGGGGATTGGCGGGACAGGGGTCGGCCGGGCCAAGGAAACAATCGTGCCCCATGTATAAGGTTTTGAAAGCTTCGGTCACAAAATTGTGCATGGTTGGGGGCACATGATCCAGTACTTTCATGGCTAAAACTCTCCTTCCTCATCATAGCAGTGGTCTTCCAGCCATTCCATGGCAGCATCCTCAAACATGCTCTTGATTAACCATAGTTTGCCACCCAAAATTTTGTCGATCTGCTCACGCTCATCCCATTTTTCCAGCTCCAGAATTTCGCCGCTGGGAAGATGCTCAATGGTCAGGCCAAGATCGTATTCATCGAGGATTCCGGTTGCCCAGATGAGAATTTCGTAATCCCCGACCGTGCGAGTCCAGGATAAGCGTATCCCTTCCTCGATGTCAGTTTCCACTGGTGCGGTTTCCCAGCCGTCCATAGTGAGGTTGACGTCCACCACAATATCGAAAATGTCACTCATTATTTGTGCCCCTCCTAGGCACTT